TGTCCTGCATACAGTACGTACCCATCTCATCTGAGTACTGTTCCCATCCACCAGTGTAGTCCATCTTGGGGAACTTGAGGTAGCGACCCCAAGCACCAAGCGAGTTATCACCAATGGCGTGGTTGTTGATGTCAGGATACATCAGCTTGCTGATAATCAAAGTGTCCACAATACACTTAGGCTTGGCCATCTTGTGAAGCCTTCGCATCACAGGAAAGTCGTAGCCGTAGATGTTGTGTCCAATGATTACATCGAACCCTGCTAGATACTTTATCAGACATGGCATCTGGTTCTCTAACCATAGAATGGGTTCTTGATTAGGAACCTTAGTGGCAGCACAAAGGACACGCTTTGCCTCTGTGTTGGGAACACCCTTGGAGTTCAAGGTGAGTTCTGCCAATCCCGTACCTTCAATATCAAGAACGCAAATCTTCATTTAATTCTCCTCTGGTTCAAACACAATCTGACCGTCTTCCCCGACAGCGAATCCGATCTCCTTCAGACGGCCTGAGAGGTGATCGTAGAACAATGTTGATGCAATACCAGCACGACCTGTTAGGCGATTCTTGAGTACACGCACGATGGTTGTGTTAGCAACCTTCTCGTCTGTGTTCTGTCGATCTCGCTCCAGTGCAATAACCGTATTAGGAACAGACGCTAATGCACCTGAGCCACGGAGGTCTTGCAGTGTAATACGATCTCCTTCCTCATAAGCCTTCTCAGTCTTCTTGAGTTGTGAGATGATATCCACGTGCACACCTGTACGAACAGCAAGGCTACGAAGTTCCTTCATCAGGGTGTCAATGATGATTCGCTCGGAACCACCACCTTCGATATCTTTGTTGTCCATACCCATGAGTCCAGCAGCAGCAGCCGTAATGTGATCTAGCACAATCACATCAACCTTCAAGGATACAGCCATGTACTCCATGCGGGCTAGCAGGTTCTGCATTGCGTTGTTACCTAAGTGATCGTATACATAGAAGCTTGTCTTGCACAGCTTGTCACGAGCACTGTTGTACTCGTCATCGCTGAGGTCATCAATGATAGACATATGAATAGGCTTCTTACCCATCTTGATACGTAGATCGTTCATCATACGGCAAGCACGAATAGCACGAACAGGCTTGTTGAGCATGAGGCTAATCATGTCATCAAGAGTTTCCTGAGGAGACTCTTCCAACATAATACAACCAACACTTCGACCCTCCTCAAGGTGGTGGTGCATTAGCTCACGCAGGATGGTAGACTTACCTGATCCAGTGCCGGAGCACCATAGGCTGATCTCACCGCTACGCTGGCCAATCAGGAACTCTGATAGACCATCGTACGGGAAAGGATACACCTTGACTTCTGCCATGGTGTCTACGGTATCTACAATCTTAGAGATATGTAGAATCTCGTCAGGTGAATAAGCCTGAGCTTCCCATAGTGCAGATACCAGTTGCTTGGTCTGAGCATTCTGCATACATTCGTTGGCATCCTTGTATGGGAGCTTGGCGATACGGCACTTACCCGGAGGTAACAGTTCGGCTACTTCAAGAGCAGCCTTCTGACCCGGCTCATCCATATCAAAGCACAGCACAACCTCATTATAAGAGTTAACGAATTCAAGATTATCTTTGATAGCCTTGGCAGCAGAGTTGGCACCGTTAGGAATAGACACAACAGGCCACGTGCCATTCAGCACTTGGTTCACTGTCATGCAATCAATCTCACCCTCGGTGATGATCAACCGCTTGCCACCAGTAGACTTCCACAGGCTCTGACCAAACAGCTCAGCACCCTTAGCAGAACCCTTCCAAGCAAACTGCTTGTTAGGTCCACGCAGATGCTGACCAATCAGCTCACCACCACGGTAGTAGTTAGCAACATGAACTTCCTTACCATTGACTCGGGTTACTTGGTAACCGTAGGTACGGCAAGTCTTTTCAGTAATACCGCGATCCGTAAGATCAATGTAAGAACCAGACAACACCTTAAACTCTTTGACTTCTTCAAGCTTCTCCTCTTGCATAGTGACTCCTTTGTTATTCTTGTGGTACCCACACTTGAAGCAGTACACGTGGTCATCATAGACTCCAAGGTTATCTCCGCTTCTGTCTCCTCCAACACTAACACACTTCGGACATTCGTCTTTCCTAAGTAACGTGCTCATATCAGTATCTCCTATTACTCGTCCTTTCCCTCAGGCCAACTGAGGTGAATAGGCGGTTTAGTTTGGTGTGCTTGAATCTTGGCGAGGTATTCTACTGTCTTGATACAAGTCTCAGCATCATACTTATCGTACAATGCAAGCTTGTTGTACAGTGCCATCAGCCGATCAACAATATTATTATGGTCCATGTTACTTCCTCTTAAAGTGGTTGAGAATCTTCTCGCGCATTTTGTCGCGGTCTTCCACCAGTTTAGTGTACTTCTTCATTGTGTCTTTGCCGTCTGTTTCCATGCGACCAATCGTGTAGTTCATGGCTCCGTACTCAAACACAGCTTCTTCAAGTTCAGTTGGTGTCATCTTTCATCTTTCTACGCTTTAACACTTCCTTGTACTCTTCAAGCAGTTTATCAATACCTTTCTCAAAGATTGCATCGTAGTTCTTCTCGTACTGTTCGCGGTCTACAGGGCGATACTTGTCACCCTTGCCTGCGCCAGTAGTGTTGTCACGCTTCTTGGCTTTAAGCCAAGGCTTATTCTTGCTCATTCTTTAATACCTTTCGTATAGGTTGTGTAGTAATTTCTACAGTTAAGTGTCCTTCTTGCGAAGATTCAATAGCTTTAATCGTTGCAATTTCTTCGCTTGCTTTGCCACCATAGAACGACATTGAGTCGCCCGTGCAAACAAAAGGACCACCATCATAATCAATAAAAGGATTTCCATCATTGTCAGAACCTCCTCGGAAATAACTTGAGGGACCGTCAATAGTGTACTTGTTTGTACCGACCTGTGTAACTACTCTTGGCTGTCCGTATCGTGATATAATTTTATATTGTAATTTATTCATTAAGACCAAGCTCCTCATCTAGTTTTGCTAGTTTATCCATTGCCTGTTGTGGTTCAAAAGCTTTCTTACAATCATTTTCAGTAATACCAAGCAGCAGGAAGAAAGCACTTAGTGACATTGACTCGCCTTCAATATGTACAAAGTGATCATACCATCCATTGATATCCAGTCGATTAGCGGAGGGAGTCCAAGTAATCTCAACACCAGCACTGGGGTCATACTTCTTATTTCGTGGTAATGTTAGGATCTTAGGCATTGCCGTCCTCCTTGAAGCAGTCCCAACCACGAATGGTTGCTGTATCGTGTGGTGTGTTTCCTGTATCCAACCCTTGCCAGATACATACCTCACGCCTCGCCTCATCGCGCTCGTCGGTAAGTTCAAGAATTTTTTCAGAGCGCATATCACACATATGAATACGCTCAGTCAATTCATCACGAAGAGCCTCAATAATCAACTGCAGGTTTTCAATTTCATGATAAAGCATTTACAACCCGTCCTTCCTCGTTAGAGTAAACGATTCGATCAAACACATGGGAACACCAAGGCATGCAGAACTTGCACGGCCTAGCCATTCCCAACTTTCCAGTCTTACTGAATCGGTAGTTAAGTAATACCAGCTTATCCATGGGAGTTTTGATTTTACGAAACGCATCAAACTCAGAGTGCATGAACGGGTACATATACCCTAGCTCCACCGTCTTAGGGTGAGTCTTCCAGTTGTTGGTACCAACAGCAATCAGTTGATTCTTTCGTATGATTAGGCTGACATGTGCCTTCTCACGATCAATTGTTGAAGCAACATGCTTGGCAATCTCAATCCACTTGTCCATTAAGAACACTCCAGCTAATAGGGAACGCTTCACGACACGCTGCATCAATACCCTTGGCAACAAGCTGACACTCCAGTTGTGCGTGAGGATCAAGACGCAGCTTACACACTCGACTAAACCCGTACAAGGATCCAGTCCAGTACCACTCAGTCATCATACCCTGAGGCAGAATAGACCGTGCTTGTTCAGGGCACACGCCAGAAGCCAACATAGTATCGTACACAGCAGCCGAAGCTGCAATCATTTCAGAATAAATCTTTTGAATACCCATGTAGTTTGGGATAATATCTTCAGAAGATCCTTGCTTCTTGTTGTCAGCCTTGGCACGCCATGCACCACCCGGTTCCCAGAAGGTGGGGGTATAATCAACGTAACGACGGCTAACTTCATTCCACGCAAAGCCTACCTGATGCTTGGCAAGTTGCCTTGCAACAAACACAGGGGCTTTGATATGGAATTGGAGAGTACAATGTGCGAATGGACTCCAATGATTATGCGTTGCTAGGTAGTTGATAAGTCTGGCGTTCTGATCAGGGGAGTATTGGCTCGCTTCCTTAGCGAATGAAACGCGAGCGGCATTTACTACCGTGTCATCACTTCCCATCTTATCAAGCAACTTAATTGTAATAGTCTCGTACATGTATCTCCTTTAAATGAAGAAGAGGAACTTAATCCTCTTCTCCTTGTTTCTGATTAACGGACATTGTGAAGTATCCGTCCTCACCCTTAGGTGCCCACTGCTTGGTTACGTACAATGAAATGATTTGAGAATCGTCTTCCCATACCTTCTTGTTCATAGTATCAAGCACGGCCTTGGCAAAGTTGTCGATGTCTGCCTTGGGCCATCCTCTTTCAGTTGTCTTGGGCTGCTTTACATACAGTTCAATACTCACCGCTAGAGGTCCGCCAAGGGGTTGAAGTTCTGTTCCCAGAATCTCCCACACCTTAGCAGCGGCCTCTTCGCGGAAAGCTTTATATGTTCCAGTATAGTAAGCACCCCACTTACCTACTCGTGGTCTTGAGGCGGCTACAGGGTTAATGTTAAACCGCCACTCCATCACTTAGAAGGGAAGGTCTTCATCCTCAGACTCCTCAATAGCAGCAGGAGTAGAGGACACAGTAGCAGTGGCTCCGACAAAGCCACCCTTTACAGCACCGAAACCTGAACCACCAGTGGTATTACTAGTGTTCTTCTCAACGATTTGAATACCGTTCAGATACAGGCTCACGCTGTTGTCGCGGGTAAGCACAGCAGGAGCAAGACGCAGACGCACCTTGTCACCACCGAATGCCACGGCATCGGTTGCTGCTGCGTTAGAGTCAACGCACGGGAACTTGCCGTTCTCTACGTGAACACGGCTCTTGGCCTTGAAGGTCTTAATGCCGTCCTTCTCGTAGATACCATTGATCTTCTTGGCACCACTCTTCTTGAGTAGATCAGCAAGCTGCTTCTCAAGAGTCTTGTCAAGAACAACAGTAATGTTATGGTTGGCTGATGCCTCACCGAATGCGGTATCAGGCTTCAGGAGGTTGCTCCACTTAACCTCAAGAGTTTCAGTAACAAAATCAGGGAGCTTCTTAAGCTTAGAATTATTAGCCATTGCTATTTTCCTTTGTATTAGTATCAGTAACATTCATCGACGCAGTAATGTTTACAATCTGCTGGTTGAGGTCAGTAGCAATATTAGTAATGACCGCAGCTAGGTTGCTCAAATACGCGACCACACTATCTGATCGGATAGCAGGCACTGGTTGTGTCTTAGTCTCGTTTTCCATCATATTAGTTTCCATTTTAATAGATCTCCTTTCTGTTATTATAGATTCTATCCATAGCCCCAACTATTGGGACTTTACTGGAATTGTTTTAGTTATAACGGCATCAGTTCTAGATACGGCGATCCGTTAATCACAACGCCGCAACTAATCACTGGCTTCTTGATATGGTCCTCACCGTACTTCATGGCAAGGTGGTGGCGGTCTACGCCAGATCCCACGTTCATACCAAAGATAGCGTTCATGGGGCTGACCAGCCAGTTGATACCACCACACGAATGGTGGTGGCCTGCAACCACTGAGATACCCATAGCCTTGGCAGTGTTAAACGCAGGATACATACCTGAGCCTCCCATGCCATGGTAGTAGAACACATTATCAATAGTAGTATTCTTAACCCACTTCCAAGGAGTGTTGTAGATCTCGTTGTAAGTACGGAGGTAGAAGTCAGGAATACCAGCATCACCAGCAATCCTACGAACACGCTCATCGTGGTTTCCAACAGTTACAATCATATCCTTGAACGCAACCTTCCATTCCTTGATACATTCAACAGCTTGCTTGTACTCGCTGATGGCACCGGGATGATCAGGATGCTTGTTGTGAAATGAAATGCAGTGGTGATCAATAACGTCACCAATGTGCACTACGGTATCACACTTGTACTCCTTCTTAACACCTTTAACAAACTCAAGGTATCCTTCCTTAACAGCAGGGAAGTGGGTATCTCCAATCACTAGAACTCTACTCACTTGCAAAACCTTCGCTTGTAATCTTCTCGCCACTGTTGGGCGAGGGATGGTAGGGATGAATTACCTTCAACAATAGGAGCGTACACATCAAACGTCCCGTCAAAATGTGCTTGCTGAAAGCAGTTATATGAATCGTACAGATCTCCGTAACGGTACTGCTTACCGTTCAGCATCTTATTTGGCTTGATTTTCATCATCCATTTCTCCTTCAATATAAATGTGAACATTCATGTCAGGCTGAGGCGGAATGTTCTTAAGTGAAAAATCGGTGTAAGCAGCCTGCAAAAAGATATCACTGAGAGCTTCGGTAGGAAACCATAGTGCTAACTTCTTTCTCTTCTTACTGGACATAGCCAACGCTGTAAACAGCTTGATGGCTTCTTCCATTTCTCCTTCGCTAGAAACTTTGTACACTTTCTTCATTGGAAGAAGTACTCGGCATCTAGTACAGAATTAATATCAAACACACCAGTGTCCGGTGCATCAGGGATGTTGAGTTTAAGTGTGGTTGACACTTCATCACGCATCTTAGACAGCAGGGGAGTAGCGTGCATCTTATGAAACTCTTCGTTAGTGTATGCACGCATCAGATTAACATCTGGTGCAGGGCAACCGTACGAATCATGGATCATACTGAATTGATTAATACCAGACTGAATCATTCTTTCGACTGTTGACCACATGTGGCTTGCATCCAGAGAGTGAATATAGTTTGGAGAAATTGCGAGATTAACAGAGGAACCATCTATCGTTTCCTTATCTGGAGCACCAAAGTGAAGCTCCTTCATGTCGAACAATTTAGCAATTGAACGACGGGTTAAAATTTCATAGTACTGGTGAACCACCTTGAAACCACATGGGGTAGTCCACTCTACATTCTTTCCTGTTTCGCTTGCCATATCAGCAACTTGCTTTAGCCAAGCCTTTCCTTTGTTGGCTTCAATAAGAGTACCCTTAAGTGCGCCGTCAATAAAGAGAGCCAGTTCAACAACAGCACCAGCAATTTCTTCCTTGCCTACCCAGTCAAGATGTCCTTCAGTCTTACAGTATCTGCGAATACCGTAGAAGGTAACACCGTATGGATCAGTCATAACAGCACGCTTAACAACAGAGCGGTCAATGTCACCACCCCAATGCTCCAAGAAACGAGTAGCCCAAGTTCCCTTGGTTGAATCTTCGCTCTTAACTTCAAGCATCTTATCGGTCATCATATCCGCAACAAACTGATACAAGTCTTGTGGAATGTCTGTCTTGATTAGGTTAACCTTCTTGGCAAGGTAGGGATCACGCATCAGTGCAGCCCAGTGCTGAACACCATTACACGATCCGTCCATCTGCACAGGTACCTGAGTCATGCCGTCAGTACGGAACAGATCAAACACAGCAGCAAGCCGTTGGAAGCTTGGGTTCTTCTTCTTCTTATCAGACACCCAGTCCTTACGATTACTGTAAGGATCCTCATTAATACGTTTCAGCATATCAATGTTAGCATCCACCCATCTAACTCGGGCATCAAAGGTTTGCTTGTCTTGGTCAAACAGATTTGCCACGTGAACCTTTAACCAATACACACCTTGTGTGGTTTGCTTTCTAGGCTCGGCAAACATGATAAGACCACGATCAAAGTCACCAGACTGTGGTGACAGAAGATCACACGCTGCATTAGCACGGCCACGGAAGTCACAGGTAAATACATGGTAGAAGAACTTGTGTGCCAGTAGATTTTTGGCCACCATAAAACGTACAAGCATACGACCGCGAGCACGTTCTTCCTTATACCACCCACTGTAAGACTCTTCCTTACGACCACACCACTTGGCCTTCTCTTCATCCGTTCCATTCTCAGGATACGGTTCAGCAAAGTCAAACGCTGAGAATTCGTAGGCAGGCATGTTGGCTTCACGAGTATTGTTACGAAACAAGTTCTCCATTACTTCCAATACCTTGGTGTTGATTGTCCACTCAGTGTGCATCAATCCATTAAGCCCATCAATAACAGTCTGAGATGGAGTGCTACCCTTCTGGGCAACCTTCTCATCCCACTGTACATCCTTGAACTTCTGAACCACAGGCTTGCGAACAAACGGTAGCAAGTGACCTCCGCTACAATCAACAGCGTGTGCAACAGGTGGAACAATCATTGGACGGTACAACATAGCAGCCGTAGCAATCACGTCTTGGTGTCGCTTATCAAGCTCTTTGAGAATATCATCAGAGAACGAGATAACTACACGCTCAACCCAACGCTTACCAGTATGCTTCTTAATGTTCTTAAGTGTGATGATGTCAGACATCTCTGCGATACGCAGCATGTGATGTCCAAAGTCTTCACGTTGCTTACGGGTAAACTGCTTCTTGTTGAGTGTGCCTACCTTGTGCGCGAACGCACGGCAACGCTTAGGTGTCCACTTCTTTTGGTAGTGAGACTGCTTTAACCAGTCATCACGAAACTGCTTCTTGGCTTGCTGATATGCAACAATCTCAATCACCATCTCCGAAATGGAATGAGCAATGTGCTGTGCAGTAGGCAGGGGAAACAGCTCGTTCTCATACTTGCGTTCCCACAAGGAAGAGTTGAACCATTCCATAATAAGTGAACGAATAGTAATGTCAGCCATCTTGGCTGCACCAATAGCAAACAAAGGGAATGCCCAATCAGGAGTCTTGCGATTCTGAGATACAGTATCAATCCACTGCTGATAAAATGGAGTCAAGTGGATAACGCATGCGTCAAGCAAAGTCTGCTCAGGCACTGCCTCATCAGGATTAGCATTGTATGTTTCCCAATACTTCTGCTGAGAAACTGCAATCATATCTTCTTCTGCAACAACTTGCAGATTAGTACGTTTAGTTTGCTCTTCCTTAGACAATTGATTCCATAGTCGTGTCATGTTATTCTCCTTAGTTAGTTTCAAACAAGTGCAAGTCTTTCCACTAGAATAGGAATTACCTCATCACAAAACTCTTCAAAGTCCATCTTCACATACTCGGGATCACGCCACAAGTATTGACGATAGATTGCATTTTCAAGTGCGTTAAGCACAATAAACTGTCGCTCATTCTTAGTGTAATCAGCCATCTATATTATCCTTGGGGTCAATATCAAGTGTGTTGTTCTGTACCACACGAAACTGTGTGTCCATGAAGTGCCGGATACGTCCGTCTTCCAACACAACAGCATAACAAGCGTTAGTAAACATGCCGGGATTAACCACATACAGCAGGTAGCCTTCACCTAACGCAGTCTGTACAGGAATTAACTGAGTAAACTCATGCGTTTGATTGTGCATTACGTGCTTGCTCCAATCGCATATGAATTTCACTAGACACGGTTTCAACAGTAGGTTGCTTACCCATTAACCACGGTCCCTTATTGAGGGATAGTGCCAAGCCTTCAAGTGCAGTGTAGTATCGCGCACAGTGCCTACTAGCTTCATTGTACAGATTAGTCATCTTACCCAGCTCTTTGTCAGTATCTTCCAAAGCGTCTGCCGCATCTTGCAACAGCGTATACAAATCATCGTGATTAATTATCTCACACTCAGTAGAAGCCTCACGCAGTGCGCTAATTAAACTGTAGTTAGACATTAGTTCTCCTTAGTTGGGGGAAAGTAAACACGCTTGCCATCACGGTAGTCCTTCAGAATCTGCATGACAACATTATACACCACATCAAACTGCTTGTCAAGCAATTCTTTAGAAACTCCAAAAGAAATATTCACAATTCCTTGACCGTGAGTCAAGTCTATATGAATGGTTTCTTTGTTCAATTGATTTCTCCTTAGACAAGGGTGAGGGCATGTCGCATCACATTGATGCTGATGTCCTGATTCTTACCCAAC